AAAAGACGTCCGAGAAGGCGAAGTTCAGCAACTCAACGAATAGCTTGACAAATAAAGAAAATTGTGATAGAGTATAAAAACCAAAACAAAGGAGAAGAATAATGGGTTTAAACAACGCAGATAAAGATATTTTAAATCGAGCAATTCAGGAGTTTAATGGCTCCCTGACGCGCGCAGCAGCAGAACGTGACCTACAAAAAGGAATTTGTGATCGTGTGAAAGATTGCACTGGGATTGAACCTAAGCAGACACGCGCACTGGCAAAGCTGTTTTATAATCAGGACAAGGAAGAAAAGGAAGCAGAGTTCGATGATATTATTGGCTTATATGAACTAGTCTGTGTTCCAGATTCTAAGGAGGGATAATGACTGCTAATGTTCATGCAATGGTGGATTTAGAAACTCTCGATGTAAAGGCAACAGGTGTCATCATGTCTATCGGTGCAGTGGCGTTTGACCCTATGGGAAACGAAATGGGAGAGAAGTTCTACCACGTCATTTCTATTGACGATTGTTTGAAGCATGGTCTCACCACCTCACCAGATACACTGAAATGGTGGCTCAAGCAATCACCAGAAGCACAAGGTGTTATGCACGAGGCGAAGGCTACCTCAGCAACTCTGGAAGATGCACTGAGCGCGTTTTCCGTTTGGTGGAAAGCAAACAAGCTAAAGTATCTTTGGGGTAATGGCGCAGCTTTTGATAATGCTATGCTGTCATATGCATATACTCGCACAAATATAGATCAGCCGTGGGTATGCTGGAACGACCTGTGTTTTCGCACACTGAAAAATTTAAATTCAGAAGTGCCGGCAACACCCAGACACGGAACGTATCACAATGCACTAGATGATGCCATAACACAGGCGTATTGGTGTCAAGCAATTTTCAAATCTTGGCAGCAGGAATAGAGATGACTAATCCTGAGGCAGTATTCCGTATGGCGCGTGATCAATTCCTAGCTGAGGTTGAGGAAATTGTCAAAACTGACGGTTCCTACATCGACGCAATTCAGACTGTATGTGAAAGGAATGAGATTGAAATTGAATCCTCACCTTTCTATGTTACTGGTGCATTGAAAGAACGTGTAACACTTGAGGCACGTCAGAAGTTTTTGTTAAAACATGAATTGTGTCAAAATGACATTGTAGAATTGCCATTGTAATTTTGTGGATGGGTTTGAGGTTTTCCGACAATACTGCGCAATAAAATCACACTTCAATTCTACATACGATTACTTTAAATACAGCGGAAGAACAAACATAACACGTTCTTCCTATGAAAAGCGTGATGATAAAAACTTTTTTGAACGCCTAGCCAGAAAGAACATGGCGTATGTCATTCCTTTTTTGGTGGCAAACTTTGTTACTGACAAGAATCTGTGGGTTGGTGATTTAGTCATGAACCTAGAAGCTGAGGAGAACTATTTTGCTTGGAAGAAGAAAATGTCAAGATTGTTCATGGAAGCAGAGGAGGAATTGTTCAAAGTAAGCCAGTTCATGGAAGCAAGAAATATATCATTTAATGGATTGTTTGAAATAAAAGAAGATAGTCAACCTATCCTTTTTCGATTGATGGCGCAACGCTTCATTTCTTTAGAAACATATATCATTGCTGATGTGGCATTGGGCTTTAGAAAAACTTTTGATGCAGGACTTGAAGATGATATTGTATATCAAAGGTGGGCAAAGAAAATTACAGCGTATGAACCATTTTTAGACTTGCCCCGGGCGAAATGTCTCAAATTGGTGAGAAAAATATTCTTATGAGGAGGTTCATAAATAGCTTGACAAAGGAGCCAATCTGTGGTAGACTTTTTTTATTATATCATGACTATACGATGAAAATATTATGCAAAAAATAAATCAACTAGCGCAGAGCGCATCATAAAACGGAGAAAAACAATGGCAGGATTTGCAAGCATGAAAAAAAGTCGGATGGGTTTCGACCAGTTAGCAAAGAAGTTTGAAAATGACAAGCAAGGGGGCGGATTTTCTAACAAGGATGAACGGTTGTTCTACCCTAAGTTGGATGAAAATAAAAATGGTCAGGCAGTAATTCGTTTCTTGCCACCTTCAGATGGAGAAGATACCCCGTGGGTGAAAGTTTACTCACATGGGTTCAAAGGTCCTAACGGCAAGTGGTATATTGAAGAATGTCCTACTACAATTGGCAAGGAATGCCCTTTGTGTGCAGCAAACAGCACACTGGTAGAATCACATGGCGGTTGGGATTCTACCCCAGAATCAGACAAAACAATTGTACGCAAACGCAAACGTCGTCTACAGTACATTTCTAATGTTTTGGTTGTGGAAGATAAAAAGAACCCAGAACGTGAAGGAAAGGTCATGCTTTTCAAGTATGGCGCAAAGATCTTCGATAAACTGAAATCAGCAATGTATCCTGAGTTTGATGGTGAGGAACAGGTCAATCCATTTGATTTTTGGGAAGGTGCTGACTTCCGCTTGCGAATTCGTAAGTATGAAGGAAACGTGAACTATGACAAGTCAGAATTCGCGCCAGCTTCAAAGATTGCGAAAACCGACAAAGCAATTGAGGAAATTTGGAATCAGCAGCACAAACTTGGTGAATTTGTATCAGAGGAACGGTTCAAATCCTATGATGATTTACAGAAGCAAGTAGATCGTGCATTGGGTCGTAGTCTGGCGTCAACAGCAACAGCACAGGATGTATCGAAAGAAGCAACAGTAGATGCACCAGTTGTAAGTGAAGAAGATAGCGCACCTAAGCAGAAAGTTGAAACCCCATCAGCAGCAGAATCAGATGAGGCTATGGACTTTTTCAGGAAAATGGCTGAAGAATCCTGATCAAGTAAAAGGGAAGGAATTGGAAGGGGAGCATTTTGCTCCCTTTCTTTTTGTCTACAGCGCACCACGTTTTAAAGTATCTAAATAACTCTTTTCAGTATTTTCTGGTTTTGGTGGCGTCATTACAGTAGTCGCATTATTGTTTGTTACATTGGAGGAACTCAGAGCAACAGGCGCAGCAGGATAGTTTGCGTGGTTTGTGTTTCCTGCTATTGCACCAGAAGACACAATATCGGCTATTGAGTTGGTTTTTTTGTTTCTGTTTTCAATTGTGGGTCCGGTAAGATTCTGAGCATTTAATTGAACAACGTCTGCATTGATGATTGTTGATTTCTGAGACCTAGTCACATTTTTAGCAATTGGTGATACAGCTTCTGCCTTGACAGGCAAATCCGTCACATAATCTTGGCGTGTGTTAGGGACAACAGTAGAATCCTTTTTGACTTTGTTTCCTAGTGCGTCATACGCAAGTTTACCAATATCTGCTAAAGTCCACGCCAGCATGAGAGCGCCCACAACAGGAGCAGCAGGTCCTGATGCAGCAGTGACAGCCAAACGACCGGCATATTTCACTCCTTCTTTGGCTGTGAGCATAGCAACTTCTTTTCCACCAAGCTTTTCAGCAACGGCAGTAGCCATTCGACCACCAATTTTCTTAGTTCCATCAATGAAAGCTTTTCCTTTTTCACTAACGTAACCTAGAGCGTTCTTCCCTACTGTTTTTACTTTTTTGACAAATCCGGAAGCATGGCTAGGTAGATTCTTGATAAAGCTTCCTATTCCACCAGCTAGTGATAATATTTTCTTGCCTAGCAGCAGAAAGGCACCGGAAATAGGAACAATGGCACTTGACAATGCAGAGAAAGCAGGTGTTATCACAGACATGATTAGACCACCAAGAATTAACAATGCACGGAATAAGAAATTATGTCTTTTTTGTTTCTTAAATTTTGCTGGTATGTGACTGGTGCGTTTCTCTCTTTTTATTTCTTCTTTGCTCATACCTTCAAGTGATGAAGCAGCGCCTATATGAAGTCTTCGGGCAACAGATGATGCTGCATTTCGTGCAACGGACGATTTATCTAGCAACAATCGTGCCAAAGCAACTTTCTTCATCCAACCCAGTGACTTGGTCTGGCTTTCGTTTTCCGTGAGATTCTTCTCATTCGATTCTGCGTTTTCATTTGATGCGTCTAGCTTCTGCGCATCTACGGCTTTTGCTTTTGCCAGTTCTAGCCTATGTTCTCTCTTTTCTTTCCTGCGCGCAAACGAAGCTTTCGCCTGATCAGTTACCATCTTAGAAAGGAACAGGGTCACTGGTGAGTTGCCTAACATTGTAGTGACTCCAGCAACAGCAGCGTCTGAGTATTCCGCTAAGGATTTCTGGGTTGTTTCAAGAATGCGTGAGGTTGTTTTGAATCCAGTGCGCAGATTATCAGACATCCCGACCAGCATGGCTCGTTGGTCGTCAGTTAGGTCATTGTTATCTTTAATTTCTTTGCGGATTTCGGAAAGCTTGTTTGCTGCAACAGATTGTTCGTGAAAAGAACCATTGGACGCGTCTCTGACTTCTTTCAGTCCGTCAACAATTTTTGCCAACAAATCACTTTGGTCGGAAATAGAACTAATCGCACTTCGGTTTGCTTCAAGGGAAACGTCATACTTGGCAAACGCTGCCTGACTAGCTGAGACCAGTTCACCTATACGTTGTACGTTTTTGTCTGAGTCTGAAGATGCCTCTTGGTCAGCACGTAGTCTTTCTGTCGTATTGTGTAGTTTACCTGCCATTTTCTTCTGCCTCTTTCTTTTCTTTCATTCTAGCAACGATCATATATGTAAAAATATCTCTTTCCCAGGGCATCATATTTTCTATTTCTGTCAATGAATAATTAAATTCGTGAATCATATCAAAGTTCAATTTGTAGAACGAAGAAAGATTATCACTTATCACGATTAGCCGAAAAAATTGTCAATACCCTCAATTACAATAGTATCTTTTGCTCCACAATTAGCACAAACATAGTCCACCTTCAATTTCATTACTGGTAGGTTTTCAACCCACTCTTTCACGTTATCAAATTGTTTATCTGTGAATGATTCCAAAAATGTGTTTATTTCCTCACGTTTCAAATCTTTTGCCAACCAAACTTCTTCACCGTCATAAATTGACTCAATGCACGCCAGTACGCGAGTGAAAGCAGCCTCAACCTCACTTTCATTTAATTTGTCAACAGCACGAAGAACACTGATGGTAGGTGCCTTCATTTTGATACCAATAGAATCAGTGAGTTCAATCACATCAGACTTATTTCCGTTGGTGATTTCAACAGTGTTCAAATCAGCATTAATTTCATTTTTGAAGGAACACTCGTGCTTTTCACCAGTAGGGTTTCCATTTTTATCTAGCGTGTCTACAGGGTTGATGCATTGAAAAACAAGTTCTGCCGTGCCACCCTTTGAATGAATACGAATTTGGAGCAGCAACCACTCTAGATCAGCTTGGCATAGACCGCCCGCCTGTACTTTGGAGAACGTGCAGTTTTCAACAATTCGTGACACTGCCATTTCCATGTCTGATTCTTTCCCTGATGAATCAGCAATAATTAGAATCTTTTCCTCCTTGACCAAGAAGGGGCGGAACTCAACTTCTCTTTTAGAAATTGGTAGTGTGGTGATATGTTTTGATACGCCTAGTGTAGGTAAACTCATTTAATAATCCTCTAAACCGTTTGCCATGACCGATATGCGAAATTTACGTCAAACGTGGAAATTGTGTTTGAGGCGTCGTATGACAATCCTATCTCGCTCATTGCTACTGGGTATGCTTCTATTAATTTCACTGTCTTGATTTTTTCCATTGCAGTGTCTAGCTGAATAATACTTATGTCAGAATAATATGACTTAGGAAAAGC